GGTGCTAAATCGTCGGTTGTATCCCTCCAAAACGCCTGGGCTTCCCTTCTTGCTCGCAAGCTCCTCGCTGACGATATCACACTGCCTCTGGATCTCCTCAAAGATCTGCCTGTTCATGAACCGAGCATGAAGACTCTCGAACGGGATGCGCTGGCTCTGAAGGTATGAGTGGTATCCGAGAACCCCGATGCCGATCGAGCGGTGCTCACGAGCAAACTTCACAGCCTTCTCCATGAACGGGATGTCCTTGGCCTTCTCGATAAACTCAGAGTACACCGCATCAAGGAACTTGGCGAGCATCTCTACAGCATCCGTGCCTACCCATTCAAAGTAGTGCAAGGCGTTCATAGACGAGAGGCAGCATACGAATGACTTCTCATCGTCCGTGTACTCCATGATCTCAGCGCACAACTGTGAGTGCTTGATCTTCATGCCCTTGTCCTTGTACCACTGAGGCGCCTGATCGTTCACGTTGTCCGTGAAGAAGATGTAGGGGTAGCCAGTCTCGCTACGCTTCTTGTGGATCTTGGCCATGATGGCACGCTTCTCCTGGTCGCCGTCGATCATTGACTGCATCCAGTCGTTGCCGATACACACGGCAAACGACACATCCTGGATCGGGTGGCCCTCGCTACGAATGCGGAGGAACTCCTCGATGTCTGGGTGCTCGACGTCCAAGTACGCAGCCCAGCTGCCACGTCGCACCTTTCCCTGCGAGATGACATTGGTTGTGGTGTTGTACAGCTCCATCATAGAGACGGAACCGTTGGTCTCACCACCGCTGCTGATCTTGGCTCCACGAGGACGCAGATTCCCGAAGTACGTAGCCGTGCCGCCACCCACCTTGCTCATGGCTCCGACCTCTGCGGCTCCACGCAGGATGTCGAACGTGTCGTCCTGCACCGTGGTTCCGAAGCATGAGATAGGCAAGCCTTTGTTCTTTCCAAAGTTCACCCACACTGGAGTGCTCAGGCTATACCAGCCGAGGGCTAGGTTCTGGTAGAACTTGTCTGCAAACTGCTTGTCCCCGAGGATCATGCCTGCGTGGTCTGCGATCTCTCGCGCCCTCTCTTCGACGGTTTGTCCAGGGTCGAGGTAGCCCTTCTCCATAAATTGACGGGTCTCTTCTGTGACCCAGTAGAAATCATTCATTAAAATAAGTCGTCTGCTGTGAAACTCTTAGTGCTCTTTGCGTAGTCGATAGGCTTCTTGTGGAAGAAGTCAGACAGGGCTGAGGCGTACACCTCTTCGTCCATCCATGCGGTGACTTCCAACTTCTCCTCATTGACAGGGAACTCGAAGGCGAAGCCGATACGACGCATGCTCTCGTTCACTCTGTTCTTGAGGTAGTTGTTTAAGATAGGCTCGCTAAGGAACTCATTCTCAAATCCTTGCAGAATCCACTTAATCAAGTCTTTCTCTGCGTCCAGTGCAACCTGAGCCTCTTCCCAGATGCGTGTCTCCAAGTCCACGTCAAACAGCTCTGGGTGCTCAGCACGGATCTGGTTGATCAGTGCCATCCCACCCTCAGCGTGCAGGTTCTCTTCCTTCGAGGTGTACTGCACCACGTTTGCGGTGTCCTTGAGCACAGCCTTGAAGCGGTTGAATCCGAGCACAGTGTAGAACTGGCTGAACAGAGAGACGTTCTCGGTGAATAGCGTGAAGAGGATGAGACTGTAGAGGAACTGCTTCTTGTCGTCTTCGAATACGCGATCAACGTATTTGTTCAGATAAGTAACGCGGTTCAGTACAGGCTCATTCTCTAGGAGAGTGGTGAACTCTTCTTCCAATCCAAGCTTACTCAGAATCTCAGAGTAAGCGCGGGAGTGGATCACTTCAACGCCACCAAATACAGCGCCCATGTCCGCAATCTCTGGCTTTGGCAGATGCTTTCCAATGTTTGACCAGTATGACTTCACTGCCACCTCAACCTGCGAGATGAGAAGGATGGCGCGTTTGATCACATCGCGCTCCTGTTCATTCAGGCTAGTGTGATAGTCCTGAACATCAGCCTTGAAGTTAAATTCATTGTGAGTCCAGTGGCTTGCCCACATCGCATTGATGAGTGGGTCAGTGATTTCAGAATAGTCAAAGGGCTTGTAGCTCAGCCTCTTCTCAAAGATTGAGGTAGTCATGGGTTGCTGTAAATAATGGTGAAAGGACGAGCAAGATACTCAATAATCTGTTTCGTATGGCCAGACGCGATACGATTGTAACAGATTGAGATCCCGCAAGTTGAGCTTGGTGATGACGTCCTGACGGTCTCGGCGTGTGTACTTTTTCAGGTACGCATCGCGTTTATCGGTGACGACTTCGTCCTTCACGTGCTTCTCACACCAGAAGGCAAGCTCCTGTCTATCGACAATGACAAACCCACCCTCTTCGGGCATATCGAATGCGATGATGTGCGCGTTGCCATACATCCATCCTGGGTTTCCCCTAACATTCTTGAACTCACACCAGATCTCATCTGGCAGGTTGTTCCCCTTCACATCAACTGCGTGCTTCCTGTCTGAATACAGTAGCCAGTAGTCGATATGCTGGTGCATATCCTCTTTTGGTTTGGCCCTCATGACCTTGAATCCTAACTTCTCAGCGGCTCTCTTGAACCTCACCTCTGCCATCCTACCAGTCGAGTTAGAATAACTCCTCCTGGCTTTTGTCTGCATTGGCTTCAAAGTATTCGTAGGATGCGTCCTTGATCAAGCTGGCCTCGTGTCGGAGCTTGGAGATCAACGAGTCTATTGCTCGTGAGATCTCGCCTGGGTCTGTACGAGGTGCGCCATCATGCGTGTAGAGATCCTCACAGTAGTTCGTGATGGTCTCCTGCATTCTTTCTTGCGCGACGCCGTACAGTCTGCCTAGCTCTTCGATAGGAATTGGCTTCTTCATCCTTCTTAGTTTGTTTGATAATATAGATAGCTTGTTCAATTTGTCGTTTGTTGCGACAGATGAAAAGCATCGGAAGTGGTTCGCCAAGTTTCATCAGGTAGTCCATGAACAGCTTCCACCTCATGGGGAAATCATGGTGCGAATGGATGTACCCTTTCGTCTCGATAATCCAGCTTCCGTCTTTAGCTACGAAGTCAGGAGTGTATTTGATCGGTAGCACCACTTTGTTTGTTTTGTCGATGAGCCCCTTTGATTTAGGGGTCATCTTCCAATACGTCTGCGGGTACCAAAACTTGGGCATGATCTCATACTCGTGTTCCTCATAGGCAAAATCTAGGCCCGATTCAGCGAGTAAGCTACCGCAAGTCTTCTCTAAACCACTCTTGTACTTCCCTAACTCCTTCTTCTTCGAACTCCCCTTACGAGAAGATCTCTTCGTTTGTCGCTTCACTATGTGAAGTTACAGCGGATTTTCCAAAGAAGTCAATGTTAGTGGGCATGTTGAACTTTTCGTAGTTATCAAACTCCTTGTCAATGCTTTGGAACAGCTCTTTGCCCGTCGTGTTGATACGGAAGGCTGTGTGTGCTGTGTTCATTGTGAAGGTGATTGGGTCGTCAAACGAGGTAGGCTGTCCTCCTGTCTCTGTCTCTCGGACCTTACGAATATGCAACTCCGTTGTCTTCTTGATGTTGTGGTCTGGCGCCTGCACCTTGCGGTGGACTGTGATGAAGCAGTCAGCTCGATTGACGAACTTACCACCACCTTCGGTGTCCTCTGCGAATGGTGCCACGGGCAAGCCATCATCACCCTTACGTCTCTGTGCCTCAGTCACAGCGTGCATGTTGAGCCACACCGCTACGTCGTTGGTTGTAGAGAACGTCAAGAACTCTGAAGCCGCTTGGTAATGGTAGTCGTGGGAACTCCCATTACCTGTAAGCTCAATCTTCAGACTGTTGTATGGATCGACAAACACAGCATCGCAGTCCTGCTGACGCACGATCTTCTCAAGGAAGACAATGATGTCTGAGTACGAGTACACCTGGTTGTTGCTAATGACCGTGAAGTGCTCGTTGACCCACTTGTAAGCGGCCTTCCGTTGATCGTAGTTCATGTCTGCGATCCTACGGTTGACAGCGAACTGCATGAGCGACATCTTCAAGGATGCGGTTCGGTTCTCCGAGGAGTACACAACCCACTTCCACCCGTGACGCACGGCTGAGTTCACCATCATGTAGAGTGCAAACGTAGTCTTACCTACATTGGAATGGCCGTTCATAATTAGGAACTCCTTCTTGTAACGGAAGAAGTCGTCCAGTCTGTCATCGCCAGTACTCAATCCCACAGGGATCTTGCCGTTGGCGTAGTCGTCAATCCACCTGAAGTCCTCGTCGTCCGAAGAGATGAAGGACATGTCACCGTCGTTGATGAGCAGTTCACGCTGTGCTTCTTGCTCGTTGTCGATGACCGCACGGATTGGTAGTCGCTTGCCCACCTCGATGGCCTGACGGATCGTGGTCATGGCGGCGTCCTCACTATCGATGTCACGCTTGCAGATCTCACGGAAGAGAACACGAACAGCCTCCTCTTCTTCGAGACGTCCTGCAGAGATGTAACCACCGACGAGCTTAGACGCTTTCAACAGGGCAGCGTGCTTCTCTCCTTCCTCAGCTTGCCGCACCATACGGCAAGCGAGGTTCAGCTTCATATAGTCCGTGAACTCTCCTACCTTGGCTTCCTGTGGCTTCTCGCTCTTCTCAGAGGCGAAGGCACCGAACGCTTTAGACTCGGGGTTCAGGATCAGGTCTGGGTCGTAGGACTCAAAGCAAGCCCGTGACTCATTGACACCTGACTCGTCAACCTCCAGGTCGTATTGCTTGTGGAAGTAGGTACGGAGGGCACGGAAGTGATCGCGATGACGCTCAGGGTTCGTGACTTTTACCAGAGCCTTGAGGCCATCACCACTCGGTGAAACCCAGCAGCTATAGACGTAATCATCCGTAGCCAACGCGCCTTTGGCCTGAGCAACATCAATGTGATCGAAGTCCAGAACAAGGAGACTGCTGTGCTCGAATAGAGCATCGTCTGCACGCGATGCAAACTCACCGCTAAAGCATACGACAGGAAGTTTCTTCTTGGCGTCTTTGTTGCCAGAGCGTACCGCATCAATCGTGGTTTTCGATTGGCCCTTCTTGATCCTGTCGAGGGCAGTCGAAACGCTGACATGGTGCGGGGCGTTCTTGTCGAAGACGTTTTTGAAGAATGTCACTTTCATTGTAGTCGTATTCAAGGATGAGTTCTAAGTAGTGAATGGCTTTCAGGATGTCCTCCGCCCCATTCTTCTGGCGGTGTCGTGTAACGTACTTGATGATGTTGCCCTCAATAAACGGGATGCCGTTCTTGAAGATGAACTCGGTGGGCTGGATGGGCATGTTGTAATGTTCTCCGCCCTCTTGTCTGTCTGATGGATTCATACTGCGTTTCGGTTTACTTTTCCTACTGGTTTTACATCACTCACGTCGCGCAAAATTACTTGACGTTTGCCTTTGTATGCTTTACCGTACAGTTCTTGATCGAGCCTGCTCATCGTCTTGCTGTCATGAGCCATGATGTCAGCAGGTGTTGTGTACCTGCTTACCACCCAAACAGATCGCCTATGTATGGTTTTACCCTTCTTGTAGGCAACCTGTGCGGTCATGTAGTAGATGTTCGGGAGATCTTCATTTCCCATTTACGTCTGAGTTTGTTGGAGATCCACTTGAGAGACACCTTGCTACCCATGACGTCAGCGCAATCATCTTTGGTCAAGAGCACGCTGTTGTCACCATCCTTGTTGGGGATGATGAGCATGATGTACTTCTCTGTAAACTCTGGAATGTAAACGTCGAAGTCTTCGTCGTAGTCTTGCATGTTGCAGTGGAATGTGAGGTTTACATTGTCTTTGCTCCCGCAGAAAGAATAGGGACCGAGGAACGCGATGTTCCTCAGCCCCCACTCCATGGCTGCGTACAGCCCTCCCACTTTAGAAGGGCAGGTCTGCAGACTCTTGCTCTGCATTGCTGTTTGCCTTAGCCGCACGCTTCTCCTTGGCAGCTTCGCTGTTAGGATTGAAGACGCGAGCACATGCCTTGCCGTTCTTGGACATGAACAAAGTTACGTAGACGTTGCCGCCGTGACCTTGCTCGTTACGAGATGTGACATACTGATCGAGCATGTCTTTCAACTCGTGGTCTTTGAGACGCACAGTCCAAGACTGCACTTCGCCGTTGTCATTCAACTTGGGGTCGTCGGCCCAACCGACGAGAACGGAATCATACTTCTGATCGCTCATGATGTAATAAAATTTAGGATGTAAGAAAAAATAGTTATTGAAAATGTGTAGAGTAGGAACAGCACTGTTCCTGGGAGTGCGGCTTTGATAAGCCCGTCAAACTTTGAATTCGACATAGTCTTGGTCAGGTTGTTTGCCACCTTCGAGGAACCCTGTGATGCGCTCGATGGCATCGTTGAATTTCATCTCACCAGTGAACAAGGTTTCATCTGAACACTCTACCACTGCAGGTAGATACGGATAGGTCTTCTCTTGGACTAGCCAGTAGAACTTCTTGACACCAAACACCTTGCAGTAGATGTAGGCTTGGATGTCGTAGCAGAAGTCACGGACGCTGTAGCGAAACTTGTCTACAGCCTTGGTGGACTTGCTATCTACGATGAACCCGTCACCGAGGCAGTCAAGGAACCCCTTCACTCTGATTGGCCCAAGCTGTTCGTTGAACTCAACTTGGTACTTCTTAGAGGACAGGTATTTGTCAACAAGCCCACAACGTTCGAGGCGGTCAATCATCTGGTTGGCCATCTTCCAGTCAGCAGGAGAACAGAGGGTCTTGCCTTGCTCTGCAGCTACGTCGATCAAGTACTTCTGCATCTCCTTGTACTCCTTCGTGAGCTTAGGTCGCTTGGAAGAACGGGTCTTGTCAGAGCAGTTGTCGAGCACAGCCTCATCCGATACTACCGAGTAGGTGTCGAATGCCTTGTCACGCTCAAAGAGAAGCATGTCGTAGAGGGTGCCGAAGGTGAGTGCAGGTGACTCAAACTTCAGCTCGCCCTTCATGTACTGGTCGAACTTGGCCATGTCGGTGAGTGCCACCTTCAGGGATGAGTACGACAAGTGTGGTTTGTTGTATCGCTCTTGTAGAGCGTCAGGAATGTTAATCATTCAAGTAGTTGTGAACGGTTGACTTGGGGATTCCTGTGCGTTTTGAAATTTCGCGCACAGACAAGCCAGTCATACGAAGGCTTCGAACCTGTGGGATGCGATGCTGATACTTGTAACGATTGTTTGTGTCGCGTTGCCGCTGCCGCAGCTCAAGCACGATGCCTGAGACTGCGAGCGTGGCGATACAACCGACTAAGAATCCGAAGATAAACATGTTCATCGCACGAACTTTTTAAGACCAGCAACTTGCTTGTCGGTCAGTTGGTCCTTGTACTTGCTGTAGATGGAGTCAAACGCCTTCTGCTTGTCGGTCTGTGACTTGATGTAGTTCACAGCTTTGTCCATGATGTTCTCCACAGGGGCGTCCGCCTTGGTCGAGGCGGGTTGCTCTTGCTTTGCAATAGCATCTTGGACTTCATTAGCTGACGCAATAGACGTGTCGATTCCGATTCCGAGGAATGCCAACGCGCGTCCGACGGCTGAGGTTTCGCAGTTTTCGACATAGCTTGTCTTGTTGATGTTGGATGAACCACGCTCCTCGTGAGCGTGACCTGTAGCTACAATCTTGCCCTGTTCTGTGGCGATCGTGCATTTGCACACACACATGTCGCTGTCGAGTGCGGGGAACTCAGTCATGATGCTGTAGTTCTTCAGGGCTGCCTCCTGGCGGAGGTACTTGATACGCTCGTTGACTTCGACGTACTTCTTGCCACGGATGTTCGTGGTCTTGAACTTGTAATTAGACATTGATAGTGGATTGAATTTTGGTTTTCTCTTTGGTGAATTGTTGAATCATTGTGTCCAGGTATTTCATTCGATTGACATGTGATATGTTCTCCATGTACGAGTTCACGGTGTACTCTGCGGTTTCAAAGAACAGAGCGTACCCATCCCATGAGGACATGTTGACTGGGTGCTCCATGACGTGATGATGGATGGTGGTTCTGTGCTTTCGCATAACCTTGGCGGCGATGGTTTTGCCGACACGTTTTGCGATTGCTACCCCGATAGCTATACGGGGCATGGCGTGCTCAAAATCCCTGCTTTGGTATTCAGGTTGTTGTCCGATTGACTCGTAGAACATTCGGACGCAGTCCTCTGACTGCTCGATTAAATTATTAGTGTTCTGCAAAACTACGATGGGGTTTGGGTTTCTGCAAATTTTTCTCTGATTTTTTCTTGTATGTCGCAGTATACCTGCATTGCAAGCATGACCTGATCGATTTTGTGTGTCACGTCTTGCAGGGCGGCCTCTACGTCAAGAGCCGTGTACGACTGCCTGTCGGTGTAGTGTGGGATAACCATCTCGTTGGCCTGGCGGCAGTGTGTAACAAACTCCGCCAGTCCTGCGCTGATGGGCATCTTGACCCACTCTTGCACGTCGAACTCGATGATGTCCTCCATGGCGAACATGCGGGCCAGGACCACGGACTTGGAATCCATGTCATACTCATGGATGATAAACTTGATAGCTTCTTCATTCGTCATTGTCTTGGATGATGAAGGGTTCGTCGTGTGTGTGTCGTTTCCATGCAATATCAAGGGATGGGGTCACATAGATACCTCCGTTGCGGAAGTAGCCGTAAATGGGTGATGTGTCAAAATCCATAGCACTTGGCTGTTTTGTATGCGTTATACATTCTCTCTGCGAGGTTCTTGTAGTCGGGAGGCCCAATGTTGCGCCTTTCCATCTTCCTCTCCCAGTTGTCGTACTCTTTCATGAACGTCGAGAGCACAGCCTCAGCGACGTGCTCCGACGTGTATGTGTTGTCATCGATATAGTTCATCGTCTTGTAGTTTGAGTTTCATCTTGGCCTCCCAGTCACGGACCATGCAGTCGAGCATCATCTTGTCTTGGGGTGAGGCTGTTTCTTCGAAGCGTCTCATGCGTTCTTCTATCTCCGCCCACTTCTTGTCGAGGTACTCTTGTGTCATTTCTCCATCTCGTTCATGCGTGACATCTTGCGTTGGAACATGGCGATTTGGTCCTTCTGCAACTGCATGGTCTGCTCCATCGTCTGAATCTTCTTGTGCAGTTCGCGGTTCTCGTTCATGGCGTCGTCCCACTTGTCTTCACGCTCGCCAAGTTCGACCTTGAGTTCACCAATCTCCTTGGTGTAACACATGCTCCTGTCTCTCCATTCGACGAGTTGAGTCCTGAGTGAGTCGTTGCGATTCTTGAGTTCTTCAATCTCGTCGGTCATCAGGGCCATGTTGGTGTTACGTTCTTCGTCCTTGAGTTTGAGCTCTGCAACCTCACGTTCGAGTGCGGCTTCACGTCCTGTCCGTTCGTGCCACTCCTTTGTTGCTGCCTGCTGACGGAACTCCATCGACTCGATGGTGGCTTGGGCACGGCTGATGGCTGACTCGCAGTACCGCACTGCGGCTTCGAGTTCGTTCTTGTTCTCTTGTACTGAATTCATGTTGTGTTGTTTAGTTAAATCCGTCTGTTGCAAGGATGCGCTCAAACTCTGCGTAGGTTATCCGTCTGAATGAGTCCTCGTTGATAGTGAGTACAGGTTCACCATCGAAGTTCCGCAGGCTGTTGTTCCACTGCTCTCTCGCCTGCTTGCGAGCAGATCGTACGTTCGTGGCGTGGACGTAGTTCCACCCACCTTGTTTCCAGTTGAACATGTAGATGTGGTTCTTCATCCGTTGTAGATAAATGAGAAGTGGTCTGCGATTGCTCTGCCGTAGCGGGTATGGAACCCATAGCTGTGGCTGTGCATGACGGGTTCGTTGGCCAACATGAACCGCAACACCTTCCACTCACCAAGGTCGAAGGTGGCGGCGGTTTCTTGTGTCGCTTCGAGCAGCATGTCGGGGTCGTGTCGCAGGGATTGACCGAGGTCCACCTCGACGTAGTTTTTGATGTCTTGTGATGTCATTCGTTGATTGCGTTGTAGTAAATGGTTGAAAGGTCTGTGTACAGGTTGTACAACTCCTCGTTTGCGTCAAAGGTCCAGTCGTCCTGACGTGCCATGTAGTCCTTCATGCTCTCCATGAAGGCTTCTGCGATTTTGATTTTAGTTACCGTCGTCATTGGTCTTGGTCTTCTTCGTTAATAAGTAAGTCATCGAGGAAGTCGTAGCCGTACTCAACCTCTACCTCTCCGTCCTTCCCGATTAGGTCATACACAACCCCCTCGTGTCCAAATACAATCTGAAACGTTTTTCCGTCGGGCAGTTTGAAGTGTCGTGTTTTATTCATCTGTCTTGAGTTTCTTGGGGATGCGGAAAGCGTGCATGGTGTAGTCGTCGATGTCGATGAAGGCGTCGTTGCGGTAGTACACAGAGGAGATGAACTCACCGAGTTGTGCCATGTCGTGCAGGGCTTGGGTTGGGTGGTCGTCGTTTACGTTGTCCATGACGTCAGAGGTGACACGAGCCACAAGTGACATACACAGGGGATAGTAGTCCCATGCCACACAGGCATCTTGTTGGTCCCACGTCAGCCACATATGCTCGGTGGTGCCACTGCCTTCGTAACGAGAGGCATCAACCTCGACAAGACGGAACACCTCAACACTCACGTCGTCCATGTGTTCTGAAACGTAGGTGTCGTGGTCCATGTCCTCGGGGACACAAGCCTTGTAGTTGTCAGGGTCGCGGTCCATGGTGACAAAGGTGTGCATCATGTCTCCGCTATGGTCGATGTTGACACACATCTCGTCGTCGCGGTACGCTTCGAGGCATTGGTCGATGTGCTTGATAGCGGCCTCCTTGTCGGGGAAGAACTCGCAAGTGGTGTCGGAGTAGCCTTCGTACAGGCCGCATACTCCGTGGATTACTGCATAAATTTTCATGGTGTATTGAATTGAAGTTTGAATGTTTTGAAGTGTTCGTGTATATCACCTTCTTCGTAAACTCAGAAGGTGTATATACACTCACACATAGAAGGGAGGAGGGGACTCGAACACCTCGAACGCACCGACTGCGCTCCCTTGGAAGGGGTGGGGGTGGTGTGACGTTTCACACGGCACCCCCTTGGTCAAACTTCAACTAACCAATTCTGTATCGTGGATGCCCGCCCACCAACCAATCTCGGTGTCGTGCAGACGCATCTCGTGCGCTTCTGACATGGCGTCATTCCACACGTTGACGTAGATGCAGATGTCGTCTGATGTACCCACCTTTTCGGGGCTGAACCCCGCATGTTCGAGGGCTTTGATTGCTTTGTCGTACATGTTCATTCTGATGCGATTTTGTATTCGTTGATGAGTTGCTCGATGGTCTTGCCGTCGTTGGCAATTTCAGGCCGTCGGTCGAGCCACAGGCTCATGGTGCGGATGAAGTTCGCGGCATAGTCGCAGGGTTGCTCCTCCTGCTCCTCCAGTTCGTGTTGAATGGAGTAGAGTTCGTCCAGTACAATTTGGAGGTCGTACTTGATGTCGGCAACTTTGTTGCAGAGTCCTTGGATTCGGTCGTTCATTCCTTGATGATTATGAATTTGTCTGATGTCTTGTTAGCCCACTGCCTGATTCGTGGGAGCACGCTCTCGCACTGCCTCTTCGTGCCGACGTACCAAGTGACGTACTCGGCAAGAGATTGGTCGGATGTGCTGATTACTCGGTGTGTCATCCTACGTCGTTGTATCGTTCAACAGGCTTGAGTTCGAACTCCACGTTCCAGTTGGCTTCGCAGTCCTCACACTCGTAGTCGTAGTGCCAAGATTCGCCGTCGAAGTCAGAGCCGAGGAAGATGCCTTGTCCGCCACACTTGTGGCAGGTTTCGTAGTTGTAAAGTGGGTCTTTCATGCGTTCTTGGATTCGATGATTTCAATGATGTGTTCTGTGACCTGTTCTTCGAGGCGGTCGATGACGTCGTCCACTTCGTGGTAGTCAAAGCCACACTCGTGGCGGAGGTAGGTGTCAAGCCTGCGGTAGGCACTGGCCAAGTTGTCCTTGGCGTTGAAGATGTTTGATACCTCGACGAGGATGTCGCGGTCGGTGTTGTATTCGATAGTCATGAGTTCAGGGCTACGATGGTGAGTAAAGCCGCCATCCATGCGAGGAAGGCGATGAATAAGATGTTGAAGTTTCGCTTCATGTGATGTGATTTAACTTACTGATTTGCAACTACTTTGACACTGCTACGCTTGAGGGTGAAGCCCTCGTTGAGCATCCGACGCTCAAGCATCATGACCGCATCCTCGGTCGTGAGTGCTTGGATGGTGCCCTTGGCCCAATCGTCGCGGTCACGTCCCCTGTAACAGGTGTACTCGAAGGTGTGCATCTTTGCCTTGGCTCTCATCCACTCGTAGTGAGTGCCCTTGGATGGATAACGTTCCCAAATGTTCATTGCTCTACGAAGATTTCGATGGTGTGAGCGTCGATGTACATCTGCTCGTCACAGGTCAGGTCATCCCACGCTTGGCATGAGGTCAGGAGGTGAGTTGGGAAGCCTGCTTCGAACATATCGAGCACGGCTTGAAATTTTGATGAGTTCATTGTAAATGAATTTGAAGTTTGATACAGACACCCCGAAGGGTGTTTCGTCCATTCAGGACTCGTCAGTGTACCTCGTTGTATTGCTTGACATACGTCTCATTGATGCTGAAGGCAAGCAGGTCAGGGTAGTCCTTGGCAATGTCCTCGTTGCGTGACTCCCACATACTCTCTGCAAGAGACATGACCCATGATGGAGTCATAGCTGCTAGGTAGTTCAGGCGGCCAAGGTACTTGCCGTGGTGGAATCCGTTGAGGTAGAGCACTGCGGCTCCGATGGTTGGGAATGTGTTTTGCATGGTGTTGAAGTTTGAAGTTTCGATTGGTGGAGGTGTTCGTATATCACCTTCTTCGTAAACTCAGAAGGTGTATATACTCACCCCTCACAGGGTTGTGGTTGGGTCGAAGGGAAGGTCGCTGAAGAGAACTTCGTTGTGATACAGGTCATGCTCCATGTCACGACCCACGGCTTGCAGGGCAAGCAAGGCCTCCACCTTGGCTTCGAGGTCAGCGATTCGGGCCGCCTCAGCCTTCCGCTCGGCCCGCTCTGCGGCTCCTGTGTGATGTGACACGGCCTCGGCTGACTTGCGAGCCGCTTCGACATCGGCCTTCGGCTTGCGCTTGGATGGTGTCACAGGTGTGTCAGGACGACCATGGTCGGCTCGGTCCATGCGGTCAGCAACCCGAGTTGCCGCAGTAGCCTTGCCTGACTTCTGCTTCCGCTTCTTCGAAGCCCTGCGCTTGGCCAGGCCTGCCTCTACGTCACGGAGCGTGGCCTTGGCCGCCTCGAAGGCCGCTTTGGTTTCGTCGGTCCCGTAGATTTCGTGGCGAGCGGCAGTGCCGTTGACCATCTCGACAGCCTCCCGAAGGGTTGTCTTGCGCTTCGGAGCCTCAAGGCTCTCAACGTATGACATGAGGTGTGACACCATCCGCTTGGCATCAGCGATGCGGTCGGCAGAGGGAGAGAAGGTTGCGGCGTTGACCGCTGACTTGACCTCCTTGAGGAGGTTGATACGTACATCTGACATGATGAGTGAATTGAAGTTTGATTGGCAACATTGCCGAGGCCAAAGGTAAAGACAGGAATCCTTAACTTCCAAATCTTTTTTTGCTGATAAGTTTCTTACCCTTTAGGGTAAAAAAGCCCATCAGACCGTGTGCATACGTGAGGCTCGACGTCATGCAGTGTGTCGTCATGTGTGATGATGTGATGCGAGGTTCACCCTATGGGGTGGGGATTGACCCGCCGAGAGTTATCTCTCAGGAGAGATACTACCTTCTGTTCTGCTTGAACCAACGTCACCAAACGTTCTGACTTGCAGTCAGTTAGGCAAAAAGCTAAAAAGTTTTAGCCGAAAGGGCAGTTTTGACCCCCACGGGGGTCAAGAATCGGGTTTCGGTATGCGTGCGTGTGCGTGTACATATATGTATAATCCCCAGGATCTACATTACTCACCCAAATTTTACGAGAAGCGTGATCGATACTCCTTCGCGTGAAAGCTTTTAGGCTGTTCATAAACAATTAGTTACGCATATTTGCTTAAAGCAGCACTCTAACGAAAATAGATGTCCGAAATCCGCTGTAACTTTGCCTCGAAGCCAGTCAAAAGGAAGCCACTCGTAAAGATCAAGCTTCTCAAAAGGGTTTTGGGAGATGTAGGTACATCTCTAGGCTGTAGCTTTTATCGCTGAGAAGGGCACAAGTAATATCTTGCTATATTTGCCCTATGAAAGCCAAGAAAAAACTCTACAAGAAGGGTGGTGCGATGGTCAAGTCGCAGGACCGCGTCAAAAAGGGTAAGGAGCCCAGTGCTAAAAAGATTGCAAAAGCGGGCAAGAAGGCTGCTCCTGCCAGGTTAGATGATCGCCCTACATTTCAGCCTCTATTGAGACCTAAGCAGGTTGCTGCTCAGAAGGCAGATAAGGGAGAGTCAGCGGCAAAGGCTTATGAAATCAAAAAGCAACTCAAAAGACATAGAGGATAATCATGAACAGCGAATCAATGGCGGACATGCTCCGCGCAGCCATGCAAAAGCGCCAGGGCGGCAAAAATAGCTTCACGATGACAGGTCAGTACGCTGGCGCTGTCGAAAGAGAAGACGGCCCCATGGGCTCAAGAGAGTACGTCATGTACGAATCGCCTAACGGTGAGCAGATCAAGGTGTACGGCAACTGGAATGAATACGCTGCTGGCCAGGATGAAGACGGTCGTGACCTGATCGCTGACGAGGACTACCCAATCATTCAGAATGAAGAGGGTGAATATGTCCTCGATGAGGTGCGCCACAACGAGAACATGGATACGCACTATGAGCGGGAGCCTGTGGAGCGTATGGCTCGTGAAACAGAGATGGAAAGCACGCAAGGAGCATCTAAGATGGAGAATCTGTTGGAGAAGTTGAGAGATCATCGTGGCCCACGCCGCCTCCCAGGTCGTTTTGAAGAAGGCGGCAAGCTTCCAGGTGACAAGATCAGCAAGATGAAGAAGGCCATTGTTCGCATGCTTGAGGGCGGTGCTTCTGATAAGGAGATCAATGCCGCTATCGAAAAAAGCGGCCTTGGCTCCTCATACGACTTTGAGTGGGATAACGTGCAGATGACTGTGTCTGTCAAACCAAAAGACGATGATCGTTTCGGCCCCAAGGATAAAGGAGGACAGCGTGGAGATATGTTCGCGTATGGGGGTCTTATGGATAAACTCAAGAAGTACGGGAAGGGCGGCTCCATGAAATATGAGCACGGAGGAAAAGTCAGTAGACTGAATAGCTTGCTTGATGCTTCTCAGGGCACCATTAGCGCTGGAGAGGGCCGAAGAATCGAACAGGATGACTTCTTCAATGTCCGCGTCGACGGTGAAGGGTTTACCTACTTCATTGGTGACGATGGTGACGACGCTTACGTGAAGACTCCGAACGGTCAGTATATGAGATTCCAAAGGGATGAGCTTATCCAAGCCATGGGCGATCAGAGCGACATGCTCATCAGGAGACAAGAAGGACAGCGTGTTGGCGGTGTTCCAATGGGCGGTCCTTTCTCTGGTAGATACGGTGGCCAAGGCGCTTCTAAGACTGAAGACCTGTTGGAGCGACTCAGAGATGTAAGACGTCGCCGATGAAAGCTGTCAAAAGGGGGTTGATCAAAGACCTGCGGATCAAGAACAAGATGAAGCAGCATGCTCGTCGTGACAAGCGGTACCAGAAGATGTACCAGAAGCACGAGGACATCAAGCAACAGACTGTAGCTAAGATCGAGTCAGGTCAGATCACCGCTGAATCACAGCTGGAAAAGGTTAACAAGCAACTAGAGCGTATTAGAAAGAGGATGTCTACCTTGAGTAAAAAGGATCTGGCATCAGCTGCTAAAACACAAAGACTTCTAGACAAATGAATCTATCAAAGAACCTAACGCTGGCCGAGGTGACTAAGAGCACCACGGCTAAGCGTCGCGGTATAAACAACGAACCCGATGACTGGACTATCGAAAATCTTAAAGCCATTGCAGAAGAAGTGTTCCAACCTGTTCGCAAAGCTTTCGGATGCCCTATCTACGTGTCGAGCGGCTATCGCTCGGAAGAGCTCAATGTTGCGATCGGCGGGTCAATTCGTAGTCAGCACATTCAAGGTAGAGCACTCGATCTTGACGCAGATGTATTCGGAGGCTGTACAAACGGTCAGATCTTCCAATACATTCTCAACAATCTCACGTTTGATCAGCTCATTTGGGAGTTTGGTGATCAAGACAATCCTGATTGGGTTCACGTGTCTTATGTGCGGGATGGTGTTAATCGTGGAAGGTGTCTCAAGGCTTGCCGAGACGAAAAGGGTAAAGTGTATTACGAACCGATTTTCGGGAAAGGCCTCTAAGAAATGAGCTTATACGACAAGGCATCACTTATTTTCTCAGGTGCAGCTGGTGCTGGCAACGACGAGGTAGCTTACAACATCAAGCCAGAAGAGAAGTTGAAGGTTGATGAGTATGTTACAAACGGAGACTTTATAAATGCTGGTGACGGATGGGAGAAGACTGGTTCTGACATTACGTTTTCAGACGGGAAGGCTGTTTTTTCAGGGTTGGATGGTTATAACTACTTGAGAACATCTACACCTGTTTTTGAAAAAGGAAAGACCTACAAGGTTTCGTTTACAGTTACAGACTTTACATCCGTAGGAAACAACAACCCTCAGCTTATTATTCAGGAGTCTAGCAACCAACAACCGCACATCGGATCGATCAAGACTTCGGGTAAGTACGTGTTCATTTACGAGGCTAAGGGTCATGAAAGCAATGGAGTTCAAATCGGAACCCCTTCAAAGCTGGTGTTTAAGAACAGCGGACCTGGTGGATCAGGCAACGAAACAAGCTTCAAGCTCGACAACGTCTCTGTCAGAGAAGTAGAGCAGAAAGCCAACGACTTCAGCTTTGTGCGAGCAAGCGACTTGACAGCTACGCATGAAGGAGCTGACGGGTTGATCAAGAAGACGAGACAAAACTTGTTGTTGCAGAGCAACCAGTTTGACACTACGTGGACTTTGAATAGCGCTTCATTAACTGGTGGTAAGGGTGGTTACGACGGAAGCAGCAATGCGTGGGAACTAAAAGCAACTGGGAATGGATCAACTCATTTGGCTCGTCTAAATCAAACAAGCCTTTCTGTATCTGGGGTTTCTACGTTTAGCGTTTACGCAAAAGCAGGTAATGTAAACTGGATTCGATTGAACGCTCTGACGAGTGGAACTAACGTAAACAATTATTTCGACCTCAGTGGAAACGGCGCCGTTGGAGCCAGTCCATCGAACACAGTTGTTGAGTCAAAAATTGAATCGATTGGAAGTAACTGGTTTAGGATCTCACTAACAAGTAAGGGCGAAGCCTCGATTACAGAGGTTAGGATTCAAGTTGCAGAAGCAGATGGAGACGAGATCCCAGCAACTAACTCTTACATCTTCATCCAAAACTCTCAGCTTGAACCAGGGCTGGTCGCCACCCCATACATCGACAGAACAGACTCTAACTCTAAGAGCACAGATGGCATCCAAGAAGACGAGCCTAGGTACGACTACTCTCTTGACAACGCTCTCCCACCAGCACTTCTGTACGAGCCCGAGAGAAAAAATGAGGTTCCAAATAGTGAGGGCGTTGTAGAGGCTACCAATAGCGTTACTCTAACTGTAAATCATGGTACAGCTCCAGATGGCACTAAGTCATCTCTGAAGGTTGCTAAGAATGGAAGTAACGGCCACAACGAGAGGATTCTACCAATAACAACCGATAATGTCACCCTTACAAATTCAGTAAATTATTCGATATCAGCATTTGTAAAAAACATTGATTGTACTGGTGTTACCACCCTTGCGTGCAGAACAGATGCAGGGTCTAATGAACTGTTTCGTCAGGGTTTTCAGTGGACTGGAGCATCTTTGGCACTAACCTCTACTGGAGCAAGTGGAACTCGAACTAAAGCTTTTGTGGAGAGTTACGGCAATAACTGGTGGCGTATAGGCTTTACATTTACAGCCAACTCTACTGCAGGTAATTTTGAACTAGACATTGACAGAGTAAACGGTTCAGCCACTACATCTATAGAGACGTGGGGCTGGCAACTAGAAAAAGGCAGCTGCGTTACTTCGTACATCCCTACTTACGGGAGTGCAGCAACAAGGAAGGGAGACACCATCCCTCAGTACACCCCGTCGAAGACGAACCTTGACAAATACACGTTCTTCGCTCACTCTCACAGCGACAGGGTGGTTTCTGACAACAGAGCCCCTCGATTTAAAGGTGATGGGAACTCAACTTTGATGGGGTGTTTTGTCAACAACGACGGCAAGAAACAGTTTTTCTTTGACGACAACGAATCAAACCGACCACTATCAAAAGCAACATTCGGATCATTCGAAGCTGGTGACGACACCAAGTACGCTTTCGTGGTTGACAACATCGCTTTGGAAGCGAAGCTGTTCATCGACGGGGCGCTTCGAGAAACAATGTCTCTCACAGAAAGAGCAGATGCCAAGATCCTTTCAGTAGGCAACAGCGACGGCAACCCTGACCGAATCAAAAGCATCATGTATTTCCCTGAAGCCCTGGAAGATGCTGATGTCGTATCTTTGACAACCTAAGAAAACAACAACGAATGAGCTTATATGACGACGCAGCAGTAGCCCTTATCGCTGAAGGAGGCGCAGGCAAGGATGATGTGCTGTACAACATCAAACCCGAAGAGAAGGTCAAGGCTACTGAGCTTTTAACAAATGGAGGTTTTGATACCAGTGACAGTTGGAACATTACGCCAGATGAAACGCACATCACGATTACTGGTGGAAAGCTCGTAATTACAGATGCTGTAGCTAATGAATACCACAGGGCTAAATCTGCCGCAGCTTTGTTTGAGATCGGCAAAACCTATAGGGTTTCTTTCGAAGTAAGCGATTTTTCTAGAAGCGGAACTGCGGCAAAGGTTTTTGTTCTTGAAGATGACAATCCAGGATTCATCACAATCGATCGCAATGGTCAGTACAGCGGTACCTTTACTGCTGCAGGCTACGATCATGGTTCAGGCTTGGCGGATACAGAGCTTGTTTTTAAGGTAGTTGGAGGCAATACAGAAACTGTAAGCTGCAAGATCGACAACGTATCTGTCAAAGAAGTCGAGCAAGCACCTAAGGATTTTACTTTTGTTAGAGGCAGTAACCTCACTGCCACTCGAATTGGTCCTGACGGGAAGATCGAGAAGGGTAGAGAAAATCTTCTTCTTAACTCCAACACGTTTAGCAGCTCTGATTGGACTAAGTCTAATGTCACCATGACTGGCGGTCAAACGGGGTATGACGGAAGCCCTAATGCGTGGAAGATGCAGTCAAATTCAACAAGCGGTCTCCTAACCCAGTCTTTTACATCTACTGGTGGCGTCAAGACTTATTCTTTTTACGTAAAGAAAGGGTCAACTGATGGCGTTGTAATTAGGGTGGACCCTACCGATGGTGCCCCAGCTCAGATCGAGTTCTACGTGAACTTGAACGATGGTAGCTTTATGACTGGCTCCGCTGGAGCCCAAAACGCCCCTAAGATCTTTAACAAGATTGAGTCCGTGGGTGGCGGTTGGTACAGACCTCAGATTACTTTTAATGAGCCTATTGATGAAGTTAAAATCATCCTGGCTTCTCATGATGCTAATGCAAACCCAATCTACAGCACAGGCGTCGTTTCTAATGGAAGCATCTTTATTCAAAATGCTCAGCTCGAAGATGGACTTGTTGCTACTCCAGTCATGGAGTCAGTTGGTGGTCTTACAGGCAAGGGTGGTATTCTTGAAGACGAACCGCGTTTCGACTACAATAATGTCACTTGCCCTCACTTGTTGATGGAGCCGACTAGGAAGAACCTGTTTCAGCACAGTGAACATCTTACAGGCTCATTTAACCCCATCCGTGCGACGTTTGAGAAAAACAATGCAAAATCACCAGAAGGGGTTGAAAACGCTGTGTTTATTCAAGAGACTTCAGACACCAACAATACTCACGGATTTCAGTTTATTGACTTCGACATTGAAGACGATGAATTTTATTCTCTTTCCTTTTTTGTAAAGGCCAAAGGTAGAGAGAAGTTTTTCTGTCAGTTCAGCGAGGATACGGTTTTGAAGATGAATGTGACGGTAGATCTGTCAGGAACACCTTCAGCCGTTGATAACAAAGCAGGACATACAGGATCAGAAGAAATCATCAATTACGGAGACGGGTGGTACAGAGTCGAGATCAACGGAAAAGAGGGGTTGGCAGACGATGCAACGAGAAACATAAACTTCTTTTTTATTGAAGATGCTTCTGGAACCACTACGACTTATGACGGAGACACAACAAAAGGTCTTTTGTTTTACGGTCTTCAGATTGAAAAAGGTCGTTACTGCACTTCTTACATCCCCAACCACGGCACTTCATCTGGTGTAACAAGAAACCAAGATGAAACCCATGCGCTTGACTTGAGCGATTATATGGATGGTAAGGATATCACAATGTTTGTTGATCTGGCTAAAAACCCCTTGTTAAACAGAGATTCTGCATCCACGGGGATTCGATTTGGGCAGAGAAACCACAACTTCAGTGCATTTAGATTTTACAGACCAGGTGATAACAAACGAACAGCTGTTTATTTTGCCGACAGAGACAATGATACCGTGCCAGTCTCGCATCAAATTACCACCGCAGGACGAGTCAAAGTAATTGTGAGAAGGGTAGAGAGCACAGGGGAGTTTACTATATTTTATGCTGGAGCCCAACAGCACCAGAGGTTTAATACAGACTATGGTGATTTTTCGAATTTGCAAATGAAGGCTGACGGTCAGCCCATCTACATAAACTCAATTATCATCTTTGACAGAGCCCTCACTGATGATGAGTGTACCTCCCTCACAACTGTCTAATAAAGAAACACAATGAGATATTTCCGCAAATATGAGTTTGGCAGCCAATCAGCTGCCACAACGAAGATCAACGCTTTGGGCTTTGATGAAGAAGGCATTCCTGCCCACAGTCACAGTATTGTGCGGCTTGGGCACATCGTGACAACCCCTGCCACTTACGACGACGATGGCAATGTAGTGGATGCGGCTGTGCTGTCAGACAACTACCACGTAGATGTGATGTGGGATGGCGAACCTGATGCGAGCTGGGATGCTCAGTTGGTGTGGATTGCTGGCCTTGGTGTTCACACCTTCGGTTCTTCATCTGCCAACGCTGAGTACATCGCCAAAGCCAAAGAGCTTCACCCAGAGCTTTTCCCTGAACCATCTGAAGACGAAGAGTAATGTTCTTTGGTCTAGGTCTAACCACATCTTCAACAGCGACAGTAATCTCTCGCTTTGAATCCCTCAGGTCTAAGTTTGCTGCGAGGGTCGTTCAGAGCGGGGGAACTGTAGAGAACAGTGCGTGCCTGGCAACAGATATCAGAGACCTGACAGCAGCCCATCCTGATGACAGAGTCATTGTTATTGCTCTTCAAAAAAGAGTGGCGCAAAACGGAGGAAGAGTGGAAGACGTCTCTTGCTTGGAGACGGACGTGGCTGCTCTCGATGTGGCTTACAGCACAGATCAAGCCCTGCTGAATGCCTTTGTAAGTAGAGTTGTACTTGACGGCGGAAACGTCCAAGACTCGCAAGGGGGCTATGACGACATCGACGCTCTGACCTGATCAGCTCTCTAGCCTTCTGTAAAAAGCCTGCACCACCATGCGGGCTTTTTGCGTTATAGCGTATCTCACGCGGTAGTTCATCTTGGTCTCGTCACGGAAGAGATGATCTTCTCTGGTGTCTGACGGGGTGAGCTTATCGAAGTGTTTGTAGATCATACCAGCACGCTGCAAAGGGAAGAGGATTCGATTGCCGAAGTTCTTTTTGTTGAACCCGTACTCGTCAGCCGCATAGTTGATGGTCCAGAACTCTTTGTCATACGCCCAGAGCAGAAACTCTAGGTGACTAAACGAGATGTCGTTGTCATCGCAAAACATGATGCGCGTAGAGCGCAGTTCTTTGAGGTAGTTCTTGTTAATGTAGTCTTCTCGCAGGTATGAGACCTCACGAAAGAGCCGTTTCTTCTTGACCTTGGATTTCGGCATGTTGTCGTATCTTAGACAAAAATAAGCCATGAACTACGAAGACACAGAATTTCTCTCTGAGCTCTACGCCAAGGTTCTTGAAATTGAAGAGCTGGTTAGGGAGCGCGGCTATGAAGACAGAGTGATGTCTGCCATCGTCGTAGGACTCATGGAGGAAATTGAAAATCCTGAGAACGAATCAGTGGAAATGAAATCTCTGTTTAGCTACAACCTGGATGGTCAGGATGAGCTAGACATCATCATCGACATCATGAAGAATACATACGAAGAGGACGGTGGTGAACTTAGGGATATGCTGGGCGATCTCGGCATATCTCTAAACTAATGGAAGGCCTAATAAGAAAGATTGTAATTGGACGCGATCCCAAGGACGGGATGGCCTATTACGTAGGAATGAAAGCTGGTAGAGGCACAGTCTCTGCGATTGTAGAGGACGAAAGACACCTGCACAACTACGGATTCAAAAGATATCTGATCTACATTGAGAACGATACAGAGACGATGCTATGGAAAGTAGTCGATAGCATGCCCTGCATCATAGAATTTGACTTAAATTTTTAATATGCGAACGCTAGAATCATTCATTGTAAAACTAGATAAGACACGCAAAGACACCCTCAAGCTCGCAAACGGAACGGAACTCTACCTCGACTCGAAGTACAACGAGTTCCAACACCGCGTGACTGGTGGTGAAGTTGTGTCAACACCCGCTCGCTATGATCTGGGTGTAGAGGTGGGAGATACCCTGTACTTCCACCATCACGTTGTAATCCAGAAAGGACAGCATCTTGGTCTAGAAGAGAACGATGGTCTTTACGTGGTTCGTTACGACCACGAACAGACCCTGGCTAACCAGGCCATCGCTTACAGGTCCAAGAAGACAGGAGAGCTAAAGACCCTTGGTGGGTGGCTGCTCCTAGAGCCAATCGAAGAGAGTCAAGAGAATGAGGTTGTGAGCGGTATTGAGGTGGTTAAGCTCAAGAAAGTGCCTACAAAAAAGGCACGCTTCATTGAGCACAACGATCGTACTGATTGGATGAACATCAATCCTGGTGATGTGGTCGTCTACAAAGAAGGTAGCGACTACGAAATCGAAATCGACGAGAAGCTGTACTTCAGGATTCGTCAAGATGAGTTGATGTATGTCGAGGAAGGCGCCTAAATTTACAACGTCGGACGCATCTGAACGACTCATGGACTCTATGGCTGTGGCCATAAACAACATGATAGAAGAGATCAAGCGTCCAGTTGATTCTGAGATCACTGGCTCCGCTAGAAAGGCTGAGCTTCAATCGATCAAGCAAACAGCAGTAGACTGCAAAGAGTTAATTATAGAGCGTCAAAAGCTAGAACAGATGCTCAAAGAATTGAAAAGCAATGGACAAATCGAAGAAGACAAAGACTACTCAGGAGGATTCGCAGAACGGTTCTCAAAGTAAAGAGTACTGGTGGAAGAACATGACGATCACCGACAAAGACAAAGAGAGGTATAAGTTCTGGGAGGATATGTGGAACGGGGAGTACGAAAGCTAATCGTATGCACCTGTAGCTCAGTTGGATAGAGCATCTGCCTTCTAAGCAGACGGTCACAGGTTCGAGTCCTGTCAGGTGTACTAATTAAATTGCAACATGGCTGAATATATTTGTAAGTGCGAAAAGAAGCACGAAGAAAATAAGAGCGGAGTCACCATTCGATTTGGTGAGGACGGCGCGTATCACGACATCAAGTGCCCCTGTGGCAAATACATGGAGGTGAAGAACCCCAAGACTGGGGTGGCTAATCTCGGTCGTATGGATGGTCTTGGCAGAAGCTACTAATGTCGGTTCTCGTAGACATCGATGGGTACGAAGATAAAGGCATTCGGATCGATCCTAACGGTCCAATGGGTGAGAGTATTGAACTCCATGGGCTTCTTGTTGTCCTCCCGAAAAAGCCAAAGCGATCTGAAATACTCTTCCATGACCAACCAAAGTCTATGCAACTGTGGCGACGCATTCCTATGCCCGAAGAGTTGCAGAAGATACGAAGTATGGATGAGTGGCACGAGAAGCCTTCGGAGTTCCGCAGGAAATTTTCTGGTTTCATCGAGAGGGAGTTTGAGCGGAGGCGTGACGGTGTTTGGTTTTACAATCATGGCGTCCCTACGTACATCACGGGCAGGCACTACATGTTCCTCCAGTGGTCAAAAATCGATATCGGATTTCCTTCGTATCTTGCCTTCCAGCGTGAGATCTTTCTCCACATGGCTGCGTGCGAAGCTGACCCCCGTTGTATCGGCCAGCTTTATACTAAGTGTCGTCGTTCTGGCTATACCAATGTATGCAGTTCTGTTCTTGTGGACGAGGCTACGCAAGTCAAAGACAAGCTCCTAGGGATACAGTCAAAGACGGGTAAGGATTCCCAGGAGAATATATTCATGAAGAAGGTGGTTCCGATTTTCAGGTCGTACCCCTTCTTCTTCAAACCTATTCAAGATGGAACGACCAATCCGCGCATGGAGCTGGCTTTTCGCGAGCCCTCTAAGAGAATCACGAAGAAGAATAAGACTTCGCAGAAGGGGGATGCTCTTAATACGATCATAAACTGGAAGAACACCACCAACAACGCATACGATGGTGAAAAGCTCCACATGCTGTACCTCGATGAGGCAGGCAAGTGGGAGAAGCCCGTTGACATACGTGAGGCATGGCGTATCGAAAGAACCTGCCTTATTGTCGGTAGAAAGGTAGTTGGCAAGGCTCTTGTAGGTAGTACAGTGAACCCCATGGATAAAGGTGGGGAGGAGTACAAAACCCTATGGGAAGATTCAAATCCAAATGAACGAAACGCAAACGGTAGGACTAAAAGCGGCCTCTATCGCATTTTTATTCCAGCTTTCGAAGCCCTTGAGGGGTTTTTCGATCAGTATGGCAACCCCGTCATGGAAGACCCTGAAAGTGCCGTGCTTGGTATCGACGATGAACAAATCGATATTGGGGCCAAGACGTATCTCAAGAATGAGAGGGAAAGCCTAAAAAGCGACCCATCAGAGCTAAACGAGGTTGTCAGGCAGTTCCCCTTCACTGAAGAAGAGGCGTTCAGGGACAGCATCGAGGGAAGTCTGTTCAACGTGGGTAAGATCTATCAGCAGATCGACCACAACAACGACCTTTATCCCAGCCCCGTAGTTAGGGGCAACTTCATGTGGAAGGAGAAGGACAAAGAGGTCATCTTCTCTCCAGATCCCAA